AAACGATTCCGAATGAAGGATATCGCTACTATTGAGGATAGAGTTAAGAATATTGAATACTATACATCTTTGTCTTTACTTGAAGTAGAAACAACTAATATGTCTCTTCGTGATCCACAGACTAACCTTGATAGATTTAAGTCTGGATTCTTCGTTGACAACTTTAAGTCTGTGACTTCTGGTGATGTCACAAATAGACAATTTAAGGCATCTATTGACTCTACTGAAGGAAGATTAAGACCACAGCACTATACAACTTCTATTGATTTATTACTTGGATCAGAAGCTATAGTTGGTGCCGCAACATCATCTAATCCATCAGCGGACTATAGATTTGCAGGCGACTTAGGTGATTCTAATGTTAGAAGAGTTGGTGATGTTGTATGTTTGAATTATGATGACACTATTTTCCTAGAAAACAAATTTGCTACTAGAATTGTAAACGTAAACCCATTTGCTGTTGTAAACTGGATTGGACAAGTTGAACTAAACCCTGCAACTGATACATGGATTGAAACTAGAAGAACTTCCGCAACATATGATATTGAAGGTAGTTTCAATTCAATGATGGGAATGACTGGCGCTGATAGTAACACTGGCCTTTCACCTGTTGATTGGGGTGGTTGGGAAACTACATGGACAGGAAGAAGTTCAACACTAGGCCCTGTTACTAGAGTTGAATCACAATCAACAGTTCTTTCAAGAACAGTTCAAAAACGTGGCCCATTCGTAGGCCCTCGTAGAGGTGGTATTCCAATTACTACAACTACACAATTATTAGATAGAAGAGAGGTGTTTAGAACTGAGACTACAGTTACTAGAAGCAATCAAACTAGAGAGGGTATTCAATTTAGAGTTGGTGAGAGATTTGATACAACAAGTCTTGGAGATAAGGTAGTCAATACAGAAGTTGTTGCTACAATGAGATCTAGAAACATTGAATTTGTTTGTAGAAGATTAAAACCAAATACAAGATTATATCCATTCTTTGATAATATTGACATGGCAAGATTTGTCGTGCCTAAACTTGTAGAAGTTACAATGGTATCTGGTACATTTGGTGCTGGTGAGATTGTGGAAGGAAGTCGTCCTAACTCAAATAATGACGCAATCAGATTTAGATTAGCCAATCAGAACCATAAGTATGGCCCATATAATGCACCATCACAAACATACAAACAGAATCCATACGAACCATCTTCTGCTATATCATCAACATATTCATCAACAACTACAATTCTAAACGTTGATACTGCATCCTTAGAACTTCAAGCTGCATCTGGATTCTATGGATACATTACTACTGGAATGAAGTTAATTGGTCAATCCAGTGGTGCTATTGCAACAGTATCCAATATCAGACTTATTACAGATAAGGCAGGAGTTCTTATAGGTTCTCTATTCTTACCTGATCCAACAGTCCCTTCTGCACCTACGTTCAATACTGGTACTAAGACGTTTACATTATCATCCAGTTCTACTAATCAAACTATCTCTGGATTCACAGACAGTGAAGGTTCAGCTAATTTCACTGCTTCTGGAACTTTACAGACAGTTGAGGCATCTACTCTCAGAACAAGAAATGCAGATGTTCAAAGAATACCACAATCTGATTCTAGACAAATATCAAGCACAGATACAAGAGAAGTAGTAAACGTTGCATTTAACCAAAGAACAACTCGACAAACAAGATGGGTTGACCCTCTTGCACAGTCATTTGAAGTTCCTGATATCAATGGTGTCTACTTAACTAAGTGCGATGTCTATTTCTCAGCGAAGGACACAAATGAATTGCCTGTTACACTTCAAGTAAGAACACTACAGACTGGTTTACCTACTCAAGAAATATTACCATTTGGTGAGTGTATTCTTGACCCTGATGAAGTTGTCTTATCTGATGATGGATCTAAAGCTACAACATTTACATTCCCATCACCTGTTTATTGTGAAGGTGGAGGAGAGTTTGCTCTTGTTCTTCTTTCTGCATCTAACGAATATTTTGTATACATCTCTAGGATGGGTGAAGAAGATATCACCACAGTCAATGCTGCAGATTCTGAAAAGATTATTGTATCTCAACAACCTCTACTTGGTTCACTATTCAAATCACAGAACGGTGCTACATGGGATCCTAGTCAGTTAGAAGACTTGAAGTTCAATTTATACAGAGCGGAATTTACTGCAAATTCTGGTAGTGTTAATTTCTATAATCCTGATTTAGATATTGGAAACAGACAGATTGTTTCTCTTGTTCCTAATCCAATCGACATGGTTTCATACAACGCTGTTGTAGGATTAGCAAAAAGTTTGACAACTGCTGAACAAACTGGTTTAACAGAAGGAACTACAATCTATCAACAGAGTAATCCAAACTTCAAGGCGAACTTGAATAAACTTCTTGGTGCAATTGGTATCGGTAGTAATCTAACAATCACAAATTCTGGTACTGGATTTGCTACAACATCTGTTGTTTACTCCAATATACCTTTAGTATCAAAATTTGGAAGAGGAAATGGTGCAACTGTAAACTTAACTGTAAATGGTGGAGTAGGTGTTGCAGCAACAGTCGCTATTGGTGGAACTGGATATTCAGCTGGTGATGTACTTACAGTATCTGCAACAAACACTGGTGGTTTTGGTAAGAATCTTGAATTAAGTATTCCTAATAATGTTGGTGTTATAAGTGCCTTCAATACATTAGTCCTGAACAATATTCAGGGTAAACCTAAAGTTGACTCATCATCTGCTATTGTATATGTTGGTGGAGGCGGAACCAGTGTTGTAAGTGGTGGAGCTATTAGATATCTTAATGACATCAACGATGGATTACATTTCCGTGTAAGACATAATAATCATGGTATGTACTCTCCTTTAGATAAAGTTATTCTTTCTGGAGTAGAGGGTGATGTTAAACCTGAGAAACTAACTGCTACGGTAGATTCTTCAAGTACAAGTGATATCACAGTAACGGCTGTTGGTATATTTACTTCCTTTGAGGGTGCAGAAGTTAATGCTTCAAACCCAGGCTATGCAAAAATTGGAAATGAGATCATTAGATACACTGGTGTTACCACTTCATCTTCATCATTGAACAATATCACAAGATCTATGGATCAAACCAAAGCGGGTGACTATAACATCAATGATAAGATATTTAAGTATGAAATGAATAGCGTATCTTTGAGAAGAATTAATACATCTCATAAAATGTCTGACACAGACACTTCTAAGTATCCAGTTGACGTAGACCATTACTGGTTGAAGGTTGGTATTTCTAGCCGTGGACTAGACAGATCAACTGGAAATGCTAGTGGATTACCAGAATTGTTCTTTAGAGAAACTAAGTCTGGTGGTAGTTATGATCAACAGTATGTACAAGTTGGAACACCATATGGGCCAATGGCAACACAAAATATTGCGTTCAACATTGTTAGACCTAATTTTTCTACTCTACTTCCCGATGGAACAGATATATCAGGTAGAATGAGAACATTTAGTGGTAATAGTCCTGATGGAAACTTAAGTGGATTTGTGGATCAGGGATTTGAGAGTATATCACTAAACAGCAATAATGTTTTACCTACTCCTAGAATCATTGCATCTAAAACAAACGAATTAGATAAGTTAGTTGACTTCCCTGGCAGAAAATCATTCACACTACAAGCTTTCTTAACTACACAAGATACAAAAGTCAGTCCCATGATTGACTTGGATAGAGTTAATATGGTCACTGTTATGGACAGACTTAACTCTAAAATTACAGATTACACTACAGATTCTAGAGTCAATTCTCTTGACGCTGATCCAAGTGCAGCAATCTATCTTTCTAAAGTGGTATCTCTTGAGAAGGCCGCAGATGGTTTGAAAGTTATGTTTGATGCTTATAGACACTCTACTAATGATATTAGAGTATTATACAGAGTATTCAGAATTGATGCTCCACCTCAATATCAATTATTTGAACTATTCCCTGGCTTTGATAATCTAGATTCTAATGGTGTTATAATCGATCCAGCTAAAAATAATGGTAAACCAGACAGAAGGATCTTAGCATCTCAGACAGATCAAGACTATAAGGAATATGAGTTTAATATAAAAGATCTACCACAGTTCAACGGATTCCAAATTAAAATTATTATGTCAGGAACTAACTTTGCTTATGTTCCTAAGATCCGTGACCTAAGAGCTATCGCATCTATCTAATGAAAAAAATAAAAGTGAAAGACAGTAATTCTCTTTATAGAGATGAAGAGAGTGGTGCGATATTAAATTGTAATGATACTGCATACGATAACTACCTCAAAATGAAAGAAAATAAAATGAAAGAGGTAAGTGAAATGGATAAACTAAAGGATGACGTTGATGAACTCAAGGATATGATGAAGCTAATTTTAAGTAAATTAGATAAATAACTAAAACTCCTCTTGAAAGATGACAGCTAGGAACATCAATTTAGTTTTAGATCAAGGTGTAGATTTTGAGGCAACTTTTACTGTTAGAAATGAAGATCAAAGTTCTTTAAATTTAACTGGATACACTGGAGAAGCTAAAATAAAGAAACACCCAGAAGCAACAAAGTCCAATTCTTTTGTTGTGTCATTTCCTAATAGAGTCAATGGACAGATAAAAGTGGCGTTAGCATCTACCATTACGTCCACAATAGAAGGAGGAAGATATGTGTATGATCTAGTTTTGACATCGCCTAATGCGTACAAGACTAGGCCAATACAAGGAAATGTTCTCGTAATTCCAGGCGTAACATAATGGCAGATTACTTAGTAACCCTTAACGAACCTGGCAGATACAATGTCGGTGTAGACTATGAGATTCCCTCTAAGTCTATTCAGTATGGGAACATATTGATAGGAAAGACTCCAGCACAAGATGGGTCTGAAACTACATTTTCATTAAATGATCAAGGAGCACCCTACTCTCCTAACAACAACCAACAACTTATTGTAACTAAAAATGGTCTTTTCTTAGATCCATCAAACGATTACAATATATCTGGGGATCAGATTGTGTTTACAACTGCTCCAGCAAACTCAGATGATATAGTTATTATTGCTTTAGCTGCAGCTGCAGATTTGACACGAACTGTCAACTATGTCATCGATAGTGGAAGTCTCCCAATGCAAACTGGAGACAAAGGTAAGTTAACCATAGATGTTACTGGTGTAATAGAACAGATCAGAGTTTTGTCTGATCAGACTGGTGACATTACATTTGAAATAGAGAAAACAACTTTTGCTAATTATCCTAATTTTTCTACCATGACTGGTGGAAATAGAGTTCAACTTACTAATACTGATAAATACTTTGATGATGTCCTAAATAATTGGACATCCACGATTGTAGCGGGAGATATTCTCCGTTTCAACGTGATAAGCGTGAACAATATTAGAAGGATACTAATCTCTCTAAAATTAAAATTATAAATAAAGATAGTTCTTAGTTCAACTAGACCCCTAGAGGTAGTTTTTCAATGGCATTACTCGTTCCTAATATTGGTGAAATTGAGTCGCTACGTTATCTGATCGCTCAGAATAACTTTGTCGCAGATTTAGAAGATACATCACCGCGAAATCTTGTATTAAAACTTTTTACAAGTAACACAACTCCTGCCGAGGGGGATGTTCCGTCTGCAACAGCATACTTTGAACCATATATTGACGGAAACGTTAATGGTTACGGTACTACTGCAAACACTGGTTATCCAGTCTGTGTAAACAACAGATCTGATCAGGATTACAACCAGCAGTATGGTATCTTGTTAAACGGATCAAGATGGGTAATTAAGAACGTTGGATCTGGAACAACTGCTACATACCCAGAACAGACTTTTACTTTCACTGGCCCTGCTGGAAACATCTACGGTTACTATGTAACTAGAGCAAATAACATGCCTGTTGCAGTACAGGGTGTTGTACATGGTGCAAGTGTTGGTATTGGAACCACAGTTACTAAAGGTAATAACACCGACCCAACTATCGGTATTGTTGGTAACTCCTACATCACAATAGACCCACAAGTTAGTATCGATGATCTAACTCTTGGACAATTCGTTGCTGGTAACGCTGGTGTTGCAACTGGAACTAGAGTTATCGGTATTGACCGAAGTTATAGAACGATTTACCTCGACAAACCTCTGGTTGATAACATTCAGGTTGCTACTGACCCATCAGTAACATTCAGTTTCGGTAAGATTTCTATTACTAACCACGGACTTAAGGCTGGAGACATTCTTTATGTTAACGCTGGTACTGGTAACACAACTCTAGAATCTAATGTTTACACTGTCTTCAATGTACCAAACGCAGATGAGTTTGTAACAACTCCATCTATGACTGCTACTTCAAATGGTAACTTGGGATTAAACACTGCGACTCTTTACAGTTCTATCATGTATGCTGAAAGATTCACAAACGGCCCATACAACATTCAGAACAATGGAGACCAAATCAAGATTACTCTAAACGTCGCACTCGACTAATAGAAACACTAAATATCAATATGTGGACTCTGCTTTATAACTAAGGCAGGGTCTTTTTATTCGGAGAACTCATTGACAGTATTCGTCTATGACAATACGAAGATAGACGTATTCACTACATTTGACGGTGGGGATATCACCGTGGGATCTAGTGAAAATATTGACTATGGCGACATAAATCAAAATGTAGAACCCGAAAGAGACGAGAATTTTTTCTTTGTAAATGATAGAGGATTAATAACAGCAACAGCAGATATACTACCGTTTGGAACAGTAGAAGTAGTAGATGGAAGAGATGAGTTTGGTAGAGGTAGATCACAGTGGATTCCAGAGAACGCAAATACCGTACTATTTGATGTAAATGATTCTGCACTAGA